GTTGGGGGCGTTTTAGCCGACAAAATGAAGGGGTTGAGGGAATCTATCCAAAGCAAACCAATAATTGATTTGGTGGCCGTTGATGGCCTTGAATTGATAGATGGATACAAGGTTCAACCCGGATGGTTTTCCAACGGCTACATCGCAATCAATCAATTATTCCGTAGATGTTTGGATACATTGGATTTGTCGGATTATTGGGTTGTCAATGGAACGCCAACACAATATTTGTATGACGGAACTTTGTTGCATGAAACCAACGCATTGCGTTTGGGATTTGACATGTACAAGGTCAACGAATACACATTGTTGACCAATTTTGATGCGTTCACGGATGTCAAAACCGTTGACATTGATGGATGGCAAGTTGAACCCAATTACATTAGCGCAAAAGACGCGTTGGAAAATGTGTTGTTGATGTTTGGTGCGAGGTTGACACATGAGAATGGCGCATATTATGTCATACCATTCAACGCATATGACAATGTTGCGACAATCAATTTGCGACAATATTCGTACACCGGGCAATACATCGGAACAACAACATATTCACACCGCCAAACGATTGGAAATGATGTGCGTCCGTTATGGATGGCCAAACCGTCATTGTATTATCAACCGGCAGCGCAATCGGTGACAATCAACACGCATCGTCAAAACCTTGCAACCGAATCGCGCGTATATAACGACAAAGCCAGCACAACAATGACATTGGTGGCCACGGATATTCCAACCGGTAGCACGCCGGATTCCGCACCAATGCGCATTCGTTTCATGGCCAAATCTGAAAAATTGACGGTTGTGTCCGGTGGTGTCACTTATGTTGAAGACATCACGGATTTGTTTTATACCATAAAATTGACCGATGGCGCGGGTGGAACGATGCATTTGGATGGGAATGGTTATTGGGTGTCAGGTGTTCCAACGCCGAAATTTTTCCGCATGCAAACCAAAAATGTGCAAGGTGGTTGGATTACATCGCAAACGGAAAAGGTAGTCACAACGGCACCGGTTGGATACGATACATTGACCATCACAATGTATGTTTACGGATTTATTTTGCCGTATTCATCACCAACGAAATGGAAAAATGGATTGTTGCAATTGAAGGATTTTTGGGGTTCGATTCAGGTATCATTTGCAGACGCGTCACCATATCAAAACCCGGATTTCACATTTGACATCACCGAAGTTGTAACGGCATCATCAGCAAATTTGGTGAATAGTGTTCCAATTGTTTTAGAACCAAACTATTATGTCGATTCTTTGAAATACGGGATCGGAAATTGGTTGGTGAATAATGGCACGACCGATGTTTTGGGTTCGGATTGGTATGGCGGTTGGGATTCAATAACCCACGGAACAATCACCAAAATGTTGGGATTGCAAATGGCATCCATTTACGCCAATTTCGTTCCGGTTGTTCGTGGAACATGGATTGATTCCGGAACATATACGGCCATCAAAACATTGTATTTTGACAATTATGCGTGGGTATTGAACGGCGTGAAATGGAATGCCAGGTCGGAACAATGGGATGGTGAATGGATTGGTGTGTCACCCGTTTACACATCAACCACATCAACCGGCGAAGGATTAAAGACGCAACAAACGCAGACCAACAATTTGTTGAATCGTTTGAATTACATTGAAAGCGCGGTTAGCAATTTGAATGTAATCACGGCGGATTCACAACAACAAGTGTTGGAATATCTTATCAACGAGTCCGAAGGCGCACCAACAACGCAACCAACATTGAACACGCGTTGGGAAGTCATGTTGGAATATGTTGATTCGACCGAAGAAGTTAAATGGCATATTCAGGAACACAACGCATCGGTGACATATACGGCCGGAACGCACACAATAACCAACGGTTACGAATTGATTTTGTGCGATACATCCGGCGGCGTGGTCAATGTTGATTTGCCCGATCCGACATTGTCAAAGGGTAAAAAATACTATTTTAAGAAAACCACAACATCGCATCAAGTTGTAATCACCGGCGGCGGATACGACATTGATGGCAGCCCGACAAAGGTGATGACCAACCAATTTGAAACATGTACTGTGATTTCAAACGGCGTGCAATGGTGGTTGATATAAATTGTTGCAAATGTTTATTGCCATGATGTTATTTTCGAAGCATTATGGCAGAAGCATCAATTGACATCGTTGCCGGATACGATGGATTCAAATATCATTCAGCGGCGACCGTTACATCGGTAAGTTATGACGCGTTGGTTGTTCAAGAAGACACCGTGTTCACATCGTTCACAGTTACAAGCGAAAACGGAACATCAACAAATGTATTGTCAGCGCGTGGCATGTCCGGCGTGACATTTCAACAAGGGGCATATTTGCCCGCCGGCAAAGGAAACAAAATCACCGGTTTTGTAATTTCAACCGGATCGGCAATCGCATATTGATATGATTGGAATTAGCGCATTAGGAATTGGCATTCGAAGCGCACAATATTTGGGGCAAGGTTGGCCCATCGTTGTTGCGTACAAATCACGAATCACCGCCGATGGCGGGTATTATGAAGGTGTTTCATGTATGTTGAACAAATTGAATAATCTATAAAATGAGCGATTTATTGAATTCCGCGTCATTGGTAATGATACCAAGCGGATACAAAGAAGATGTAGTCTATTCTCCTGTACCCACCGACGGTTCGGGCGATTTGTCATTCACCCGTGCATCCAACGGAACGCGCATTAATAGCGCGGGATTGGTTGAGGTTTGCCCGTGGAATTTGTTGGAACAAAGTGAGGATTTCAGCAATGCGTATTGGACAAAAGTAAATGCAACAATTACTTCAAATTCAACAACCGCACCAAATGGAACAACAACGGCGGACACAATAACAGACAATTCAACAAATGGGGTGCATTGTGTAATTTTGTATTCAACATGGGCAACATCACAACAAACGGCAAGTGTTTACGCCAAAGCGGGTACATCTTCAAAAATTTTTATCGGTAATTTGACTGAAGGTCGTGGCTCTTATTTCAATTTGAGTGATTTAAGTATTGTAAATTCCAGCAACTTTGTTGGAAGCATAGAAAGCGTTGGAAATGGTTGGTATAGATTAATTGCAACACATACCGCCGCAAGTTCATCGACATTTGGAATAGGATTATTTACAGGAACTTCAACAATTAACTATGTTGGGACAGGTCAAACCGCATATATCTACGGCGCACAATTAAACATCGGCTCAACCGCAAAACCCTATTTCCCCACTACCGACCGATTAAATGTTCCACGCCTAACCTACCAAAATGGCGGTGGCGGGTGTCCGAGTTTGTTGTTGGAGAAGCAGAGTACGAATTACATAGTATATTCCGAAGATTTAACACAAGGTGATTGGTCAAAACAAAATAGCACGGTAACGGGAAATTCTACGACATCACCCGACGGAACGCAAAATGCGGATTTATGGTATCCGTCAACAAATGGCGATGTTTCATCAAGGCGTTTGTTACAATCGTGTACTGTTTCAACATCGGGGGTAAATATAACGGCAACTGTTTATGTAAAAAGAAATAATAAGCGATGGTTATTTTTTGCGGGTCCCGATGCTACAAGTGCAAATCACAATTGTTGGTTTGATATTCAAAATGGCGTTGTAGGAACAAAAGGGAGTGCAGTTGTTTCAGCAACGATTGACAATATTGGTAATGGGTGGTATCGTTGTAGTGTTACAAGTTTGGCAACATCGACAACACAATATGTTTTTTTATCCGCTACCGATGCAGACGCAGACGGAACAGTAACCGCCAACGGAACTGATGGAATGTATTTTTATGGCGCACAATTGGAACCGTCAAGTTACCCCACATCCTACATCCCAACAACCTCATCAAGTGCCACAAGGGTTGCGGATTATCCAAGTCGTAGCGGATTGGCTTTGACTAATTTTACCTTTGCAGTAAATTTCAAACCATTGGCTTATATTGTTGAATTGTTTGATTTTGAAAAAACGGGTAGTGGACGGATGTTTTATGTTGCGGTTAATAGTAGCGGATTTATAACATTCAACTCTGTAAGCGGTGGCAGTATTGGTGCAATTGGTTCCGTTATACCAATAAATCAAACTTGTAAACTTGCATTTAAGTTGAACGCATCAACAAGCAATTTGACTGTATTTATTAATGGTTCAAACATTGGAACATTCACAACCAATATCACGACATTTGGGGCGTTCTTTGGGTTGCAATCTTTTGGGTATAATCCAGGAACACAAATCGAACAAATTGCAATTTTTCCAAGTGTTTTAACCGATGCAGAATGTATTTCACTAACCACAATTTAACACAATGAAAAGTTTCAGAAAATACGAGTTCACCCCTACCGAATGGGCAACACTCCAAAAAGACATACAACAAACCACAACCACCCCAAGCGGGGAAACCGTGACAACTTGGAAAGATTGCGCAGTTGTAGAAATTGGGTTTATTTGTTTAGAGTGGGGAACGGAAGATGACAAACCCGTTTGCACAAAGCAAAGCGACAAATGGGCAGTAGACATTCTATTCTATTCAGAACCCCCCGCAAGTTTTGCCCCGTTTGAGGTTTTTCCAAAGCCGTGCGGTGTGCATACTTTTTCGGGTGATGATTCATTGTATTTGAAAACCTTTTGTGAAAAATATCCGGATTCTGAATATTGCGTAATTCCAAAACCTAATGAGACACTTTGAAAATGATACAACGGCCGCGATTGCAACGGCTATTTCAGGCAGTTCGGCAGTCATCCATTTTACCCAAACTTGGCAGCCGGTTCTTTCTTTTTGTGTGGGTATTATTGGTGTTATTTCGGGCCTTTTCGCGATCCGTTATTATTCGAAAAAAATAGATAGCATCGATGGCAAAGATTAGCAAAGGCAATGTCAGCGCGTTTCAGCCAAAGCCAAAGAAGAAGTTGCGCCGGCATACAAAACACAAAAACAAACACAAATCATGCAAACCAAGCGTGGGACAAGGTTAAAAGGTTATTTCAAACCAACACCAAAGCGTTTTCGCGTTTTGGGTGATTCAATTGCGGCGGCATCGTTATTCATTGCCGGATTGAATTTAGACCATCCACGATTGATGTTGATTGCGGGCATTTGTGGCGCAGCGGGCAAATTTATCACAAACTTTTTTGGCGATGCGGAAAGTTGAGGCCACGATATTGTTGGTGTTGTTGTTGCGTTTGATGCAATGTGCGCCGTACATCACCGCAATGGTGACGGGCGTTAGAATGAATAAGTAAATTAAATCCATATCGTTGTTGTTAATTGTTGATGCAATGTTAAACCACATTTCATTCACCGCAAAACATTTTGCCAAAAAAAGTCACAAATTTTTTGTGAATGGCGTGTTTTTGTTAATAAATGACAATTTTGTGATGAAAAAAGGGGCGACCACAACGGCCACCCCCTAAATCAACAATGATGAAACAACGATAAGTTTGGATGAATCTGCGCAAATATCGGCGAATGGTTGTTGACAATTGCTACATTGTGTATATTTGCTGAACAATGGAAAACAACGAATTAACAATTGTAAACAACACCACCGGTGAATCCGGTCAGGTGTTTGCACCCGCGCAATTTGAACATGCGCAAAGAATCGCCAAATTACTTTCATCGTCTGACCTTGTTCCCAACCAATACAAAGGGAATATCGCAAATACGATGGTGGCATTGGAAATGGCGCACCGGATGAATGCATCGCCTTTGATGGTTATGCAAAATCTACACATCATTCATGGCCGACCATCCTGGGGTTCGTCTTTTATCATCGCGTCATTAAATTCATGCGGACGATTTGGAACGCTTCGGTTTGAATCAACGCCAACATCATGCAAAGCCGTCGCATTGGATAAACAATCCAACACGCAATTGATAGGCCCAACCGTTACATTGGAAATGGCAAAAGCCGAAGGTTGGTTGGATAAGGCCGGATCAAAATGGAAAACGATGCCGGAATTGATGTTGAAATATCGTGCCGCGGCTTTCTTTGGTCGCCTCTACGCCCCCGAAATCATGATGGGGTTATATTCTGCCGATGAAGTGGTTGATATTGCGTCAAACAACGCCAAAATGGGCAAATAACCCTATTTGAACATCAAATCGTTTGATGTAATCAATGTATATGTGAAGCGGTTGCCGTGAATGGTGGCCGCTTTTTTTACGATTTCCATGAATCGGTTGAAATCTTGGGTGCGTTTGAATACCTGGCAACCCTCCGACCAATTGTTGACCTGAACGGAATCAACACCGGCTTTGTGGATGTTAATGCCGTATACGCCCGATTCGGTGCAATTTTCGTCATATTTGCCATCCTTGATGTCATCGCGATAAACAGTCATCACACCGCATTGTTTCAACGCCTCATATTTGCCCTGATGCAATCCGATAAAATGCGAACCGCGATATTGACCGGGTTTCACCCTGGCCGTTCCCGCGCCATTGTCGGTTGTGATTGCCCATTCCTTTATCATCCAATTATCCTTTTCTTTGTAGGCCACAACAATTTTGTCATCAAACGCATTTGTCACGCGTTGGCCGGTTGAACTGTTCCGGATGCCAATGATGTTCAAATTGTAATCACCGGATTCAAAGAATTTGTATCCTTTGGCCTCCATTGTGCGTTTCAATACTGCAATTGTAATCATTTCAATGTGTCAATCATTTTGTTCAAATACCAATTTGCTTTGCGCAAATCTTCAACGCCGTTTTTTTGCTGATACCGCCAAACATATTTGATGACATTGCCTTTGCAGTATGCGCAAAATTCATCCAATGTCATGGATGCGCGGATTGCGTCAATGCATTCAATGTCACCTTGTTTGTAGTGACTTGGGTTGACATTATCCATGCGTCAATTCGTTTTGTAGGTTGTGGCCAATATTTCCATGTTTTCTTTGGCGCGTTTTGGTGTAATCACCAACCAACGCCCGCCCATCGGTTTTGGTGGCGCACCGCGTTCAACATGCCATCCACCTTTTCCGCCGTCATATTCTTCTTTGTATGCTGGGGTTCGAATCATCAACACATCCCGCAATTGCGTCAAATAACTTTGCGACAATCGTTCAACGGTGTATGTGATTTCCATTGATTCGTGAACATGTCCCATCCAAATCGCGTCTGCACCTTCAATCATGGTTTGCATCCGGTTAAAATTGATTGAACCTTTTGTCACAACACCACCGCCACCGCTTCCATGAAAATATTTTATTTTGTACGATCCGCGAAATATTTTGTTTTGGTGAAACTGATAAACAACCCACCCGCCATATCCGCCGGCTTGCACATCGCCACCGCCTTTGTGGTTTAACAATGTGACAAATCGTTCAATCAAATCCGTTTCGCAATGGCGCAAAATTGATGTTTCGTGGTTGCCATATCCAACCACTTTGATGTGCTTTGCATATGGCGCAAACCAATCGGATGCGGTTTCAACCAAAGAATCCAAATACCTTGAATTATTGTGTTCCGGCCTGATGTCGCCTTTGCTTCGACGACCGTCATATTTACCTTGCATTGCGCAAAACAGGTCCCCGTTGATTAGAATATCATGATTGCCCGCTTTGGCTTCATCCAAATGTTTTTTTAATAACTCGCGGTCACAATGGGGATTATCCCAATGCAAATCGGAAATCAACAACACCTTTGTTTGTTCAAAGGGTTTTTTAATCATGTGAACATTTGATTTTTTCATAATATCATCAATATAATTATCGCAACACCCATTGCGATAGTGATTTTGCGCAACCTGATAAATCGGTCATCGCGGTTTTTGATTTCATCCAACAATTTGTGCGTGATCCGGTCTTGTTCTGCAATTACTTCGGACTCAATTTTGCGATATTCACGACACAACGCCAATTCTTCGCGTGCCTTT